AACATTATCAGATACAATCACTGCTATGGATAAAAAGTATATTAAAGATGTGTATAAAAAAGATATAGTGTCTACAATATATGCTTTTGAAAAAGATGGTCTATTAGTGGATAATTATGAGATAGAGCACACAGATGATGTACTAGGTAAATATGAAGATCATAAAGTAACTTTTAAACCTATAGATGGTAGACCAAATACTATTAAATTTAGACTACCTGTAGTAAATAGTAATGGTACAATAAAGATTTCATCGAACTCTTATAGATTACGTAAACAACGAATTGATGTTCCAATTAAAAAAATAAGTAATAAGCGCGTAGCCCTTACCTCTGCCTACGGTAAAATATTTATAGATAAAGCTCCTTATAAAAATATGGATAGAGGTTTCTCTATTAAAAAAGAATTGTATAAACTTAATGATAAAAACAAAGTAAATAATATAGTACTTGGCACGCATGTAATATCTGATGTAATATTTCCCATAGAGTATAGTGAATTTATGCGTTATATAAAAAGTATTAAAATACAAGGTAGTGTATTAAATTTTGATTATAAAAATAGATCTTCTATTTTAAATAAAGAAGATAATTTAAAAGATATTGAAAAAGATAAAATGATTTTATTAGGTAGTAATAAAAACAGCTATATCTTAATAGATAAAGATTCTATTTTGCATAAATATGAAAAAGGTAAATATACTAAACTAACATCGTTATACGAATATGTAGGTTTAGATACCTCATCATTAGCTGATGAATTTGCTTTAATAAAAATTTATAAATCATATATACCTATAGTCTATTTATTAATGTATTATTTAACACTAGATGAAATATTAAAAATGTTAAATGTTAAATATACTAAAATACCTGGTAATAAACGAATCAAAGATGATACTGCCATTATATTTAAAACTAGTACAGATACTTTAATAATACATACTGATGATCCTAAGAATAAAATGATTTTAAATGGATTAAACTATTATAAAGATGTAGCTAAGAAAACTAGTTACGATGTATTTAATAATAAAAACAGTATGTTAGGTTTCTTTAAAGATATTAATTTAAAATTAGTAGTAATTACAGAACTAAATACATTAATAAATCTATTTGTAGACCCTGTGACCGGTAATGTGTTAAAAGGTATGAATGAACCGATTACATTTATTGGTCTGGTGCTAAGAAGTGCTGAATTATTAATAGATGATAACTTTAAACATCCTTACAGCAGTAAAGGTTATAGTATTAAAGGTTATGAGAAAATACCTCAAATGCTGTATAAAGAATTAATTAAATCTATAAAACAGAAAAAATCAGAGAGTGTCTTTGGTAATAGTAAAATGGTATTAAACCCATATTCAGTTTGGAGTGTGATAAACGAAGATAGCAGTAGTGTGTTAGTAGATGATATAAACCCTATTGCTTATTTAAAACAAGCTGAAGATACCACTAGTGGTGGTTTTAATGGTCGTAGTAAAGAATCTATGTCTAGAGCTACTAGAGAGTTACATAGAGATGATGTAGGTGTTATAAGTGAGTCTAGTAAAGATAGTGGTGATGTAGGTATTACAGCTTATCTATCAGCTAATCCTTTGTTAAAAAATGTAAGAGGCATAAGATCTGATACAGATAATTTAGATCCTAGTAATATTTTTAGTACTAGTGCTATGTTAGCACCGTTTATTGATTACGATGATCCTAAAAGGGCTATGTTTGCTAATGCACAAAACTCTCATGTAGTAGCTATTAAGAATGCTACAATGTATCCAGTGCGTACAGGTTATGAACCTGTGTTGCCGTATAGACTAGACAGTAAATTTGTAGGATATGTAAAAGAAAAATGTACTGTAGAAAAAGTATATAAAAATAAAGTAGTCGTAAAATATAAAGATAAAAAAGAAACATTTACATTTAAAGACTGGACTAGTAAAGAAGAATCACATTCATCTTGGAACCATACAATGGTGTCTATATTAAAAGATGGTGATAAATTAGAAGCTGGTGACATAGTCTATTATGACAGTACATTCTTTGGACCTGATTTATTTAGTAAAAATAGAATAGTCTATAAACCAGCATGTGTGATGTATACTGCTCTAGAAGAGATAAATGAAACAGATGAAGACTCTTGTGTAATTAGTAAAAAAATGGCTGAGAATACAGTTATTAGTACTACTAAAATAGAATCTAATATATTAGATAAAAAAGATAATATAGAAAATTTAGTTAAGATAGGTGAAAAGATAAATAGCGGTGATGCTCTTTATACATTAAGTAGCGGTATGTTAGAGTCGGATGGATTTGATGAAGAAGCATTAGATTTATTACAAGGATTTATTAAAAATACACCTAAGTCTAGTACTGATGGTAAAATTATAAAAATGATTTTATTTTATAATTGTGAAAAAGATGATCTATCTGATAGCTTAAAAGAGATAGCTGTTAATAGTGAAAAATATTTAATAGATGAAGACACTGGTAAAAAGTATACTGGTAAAGTAAATAGTGGTTATAGTATTAATGGAGTACCTTTGGAAACAGATAAAGTAGAACTAAAGATTTATATAGAATCTGAAAGTGGCATGAGTACTGGTGATAAAGCTATTTTTGCTAACCAGTTAAAATGTACTGTCGGCGATATAATGGAAGATACTACTACTGAAGCTGGTGATGAAGTAGATGCTATATTTAGTGCTAGAGCATTATCTGCTAGGGTCGTACTGTCTCCATATCTATCTGGGACTACAGCTACACTATATTATAAATTATCCGAAAACATGGCAAAAATATATTTCGGCGAGGACTAGGTGTGCGTACACCTAGTTCTTTAAATGATAATTAAAAGCAACAAGGAATAAATAAAATGAAATACTCTCCTATGGTTATTGATGGCAATAACAAAAAAATGACAAATATAGTAAAAGAAATTGTGTACTTAACTATATACTCTATGTTAAGTAATGATAAATTATTTAATTTTAATAGTAAAGAGGTAATGAATGACCTAGCTAAAAAATTTACTGATGTAGTAGTAAATAATGAGATAGGTGATTTAATAAGAAAAGAAGTAGTGGATGGTAGTAAAGATGGTCTAATCAAACCTAAATTAACATCTATTATAAATACAATTGATCCAGAGTTAATTTCTGAAGATACTTTTGTACATAAGTTTCCTAGTATTAAAAAATCTGTTTATGAAAATTTAGTAAAACTTATTAGTGGTGAAATTCTTTATTACAAAGAAACTGTATTAACAGATATAAGAACCATCTCTGCTTTTGTAAAAGAAGATATTTCTAACTTGATGAATAAAAATCATGAAGAAGATTTTCTATTTAAAATTCTAGATGATAAATATCTATATACTTTAGCAGGTGAAAAGAATATTCTTGATGAATACGTTACTGTATCTGATAGCATGTTAGATGAATTTAGTTTAAATTTAAAATCTGAAGATACTGCTACATTGTTTTATGAAGTACCTGAAATGGATTTAAAAACAGTAATTGAAGATGACACTGAATCAAACATTAATATGGATGATGTATTAAAATATGTAAACACATTAATAAATTTACAAACATATTCTGAACGAGTATCCATGTTACGTAATGCTGGTATATACGATTTAGACTCTCTATTTTATGCAATTCTGTATATGAAAAACTTCTATAGAAAAAATAAAAATAACTTATCAAATGGTAATAAAGAAGCATTAAGTAACTTACTTACTTTTGGTAGTAAAAGATTTAAAACACTTTTAAAAATGCTTAGAAGTAAAACAGCTAATAACTACTTAGTATTAGCTACAAGTAAAACTAACGAAGGTAAGTACTTAACAGTAGTGTGTGGTCCTAATTACACTAAGTTTACAAGTGAAAATCCTGATGTAACATTAAATGCTTTTAACGGTTATGCAATTTTATCACTAGCTAACAGTATGTCTACATATAATGTAAATGGTATTAAAATAAATGACTTTACATCACAAGTTCCTATGTATAGAGAAACATATAATACATACATGGAAATGATGGCGCTAAATGATAGAAATGCTGATAAACAATCTTTAATTAGAATCTATGCTAAAAATATTAGAAAAGTAAATGAAGGTATTAAAAGTAAATTTAATCTAGATGTAGAGAATGAACTAGTTTTAAATACAGCTACATTATGTAATAAATTAGAATTAAGTACTTTGTTAGAGCCTATAAACACATTAGAAGTAATTTATGATTATTTAGTAGTCCCTGAAACAAACTTTGGTCTATTTGCAAATAGTGTTAAAAATGTAAATAAAGTAATCGGTGAAGATGTGGATCCTGATAAAGCTGCTTTAGTGGCTACGATAGATCTTTTATCAAAACATCTTGTATCACAATTATATATAGTTTAAGAGCATCTGTTTGCTCTTAAATATAATAAATATTTAAAGAGGTGTAAATGGATAATTTTGAATCTAAAAGTGCAAAAAGAAATAAAAATAAAATAAATAGTTATTTAAAAAAACGCAGTAATGTAGTAACTACTAGTAAAAATTTATATATAATATTTCCTGAAAAATTTGTAGATAAGAATATGTCTGTGTTGGGCGATACTTGTTTCGTATTAGGTGTAGTTGCTATAATGGACGATGATAAAAATTATAGTACTTCTATTATACCTACTAGAGTAAAAGTACAACCATCTGAAATAAGCACTGTGCTAATAGATGAAATACCACATACTGTATTGCATATAGACGCTAATAGTGATTTAATATCTGATATTAATTTAATTAAAGATTTAGATGTGGTGCATGATATTTATGAGCTATTTTTAATACAGGGAAAAATACCTTGGTATCTAGATGAGAATGATATACATAAAGTGTTTGGAAATGCTAGCAAATATACTGGTAGTAAAGTATCAAATAGTTTACTTACATTTGAAATGTTGGTAGCTACAATAGCTAGAGTAGAATCAGATCCTAAAATTGAACTACGTATAGCTTTAAATAAAAATCAAAAACCTAAAGCATTCTATTTAGGTTTATCTGATGTTTGGTATATGACAAGTTCCACTATATCAAAATTAGCTAGAGCTAGTATGAAATTAGGTGTAGTATCTAGTGTGCTTAATAAAGAAGATGAAATAAGTTCTCTAGAAAGAGTAATAAGAAAATAATAAAAAAAGAGGTATATGATGGATGTAACTGAAATTGTATCTAAAGCAAAAAAAAGAAATATAACTCCTGAAGTTATAAAAGATGAAGATGGTTACTATAAAATATTATTTGGTAAATTTAATACTTTTAATAGAGGTGGTATCTTTTATAGAGTAAAAGATATCAATGCTATCTTGGGTCCTGGTAGTTTAGTGGCTAGGCGTATTGACGACGGTGTATTGATTAATGAAAAATGGCATCCAGAAACAGATGGTCTTAGTGTAGCTGAACTTAGAAAAGCGACTATTATGCTAGATAGCGAAAATGCTGTATCTACTACTAAAAGCATAGAAATTGTAAATACAGGTAAATTTGAACCTGGTTTTAATTTACCTATTTATTATATTTATGGATGGGTAAAACCATCTGGTCCTAAAAAAGATGCAATTATAGATTTATTAGACAACCCACACGCTAATGTACCATATAGTGTTAGATCCATGGTAAGTCAAAGTAGAGTAGGCAGTATTTTTATACGAGATGTATTACTTGTATCTACATGGGATCATGTGCCAGAGAATGGTGTTAAAGGCGCTACACAATGGGGTGCTGCTGGTTTGGAAGGATTAAACACAGTAATAGATTATAAAGATGTTAAAGGAATGATAGCTGGTTTTGAATCAAATGAAAATATGTGTGAAGATGGAAAGTGTATAATAAACACTTTAGAAAAAACAATGAAAGATATAAATAAAGAAGATAGAATTCTTTATGAATGGGCAAATATTTAAATATACATAATAGCAAACGCTATTATGTATATCTATTTAATTTTAACTATATATTATTAATATAACAAACATAAAGGATGTAAAATGGAAAAGATTACAGTAATAAATAAAGAGGTGTTAAAAAAATTAAATACTTGTGAAGATGGTATACGTTTTTTTACACGCAATATAGGAGAATTATCTGTAGAGAAATTAAAACTAGTAAATGGTGATTATAAAAAATATGTGAGATGGTTAAAAAATGCTATTGATAATTATAACGATAATCTTAATGAGTCACTTATAAAAGAGTTTGAGCACATAGATTTAGGAGATTGTAAATGGGGGGAATACACCAAAGATAAATGTGGTAATATATTAAAATACAAAAATAGTGATGGCTACTGGAGTGATTATACTAGAGATAAAAATGGTAAAATATTGTCATTTAAAAATAGTAACGGTGTTTCATACGAATGTACGAGGGATAAACACGGTAACGTATTAACATATAAAGATAGTAGTGGTTATTCGTGCGAATACACCAGAGATAAATATGGTAATAAATTATCTTATAAAGACAATGAAGGTTACTGGACTGAATACACCAGAGATAAATATGGTAATGAATTAACACGTAAAGACAATGAAGGTCACTGGACTGAATACACTAGAGATAAATTTGGTAATGAACTAACATTTAAAAATAGTAATGGTGATTGGAGTGAATATACTAGATGTGAAATAGGTAATATACTGACTCATAAAGATAATAGTGGTGTGAATATAACATATGAATACGAGCATACTAAAGAGTATTTTAAAATGTATAAAAATGATAAGTTAATCTTAACAGTATTTAAATAAAAAGGATGCAGATGAGATTACTGGTGCATGTGTTAATTGGTATGAAAATAATGTAATGCAAATTAACGAATATTTAAAAAGAAAAAACATGACACATAACAGTGACGATGTTTATGCTCGTGAGAAAATATTACATAAAGACTTGATAGAAAATTACGATTACTCAGAATTTAATTCTGAGTAATTTTTTTCTTCTTTGTGGGTGTATTTAATTTTAACAACATATTATTAATATGTAATCAAACATAAAAGGAGAAACATGCCAACGATAATGACCACAAAAAACTTAGATGATTATTACCATAGTACATCTAAACATATTGTGTTAAATCAGTTAAAATATATAGAGGTAGATGCTAGTAAATTATCAGAAGCATTATACACAAAGTATAATGAAGAAATTAGTTTAATACCGTCATGCGAACAAGGTTGTACCAAAGGTGCATGGAAATTAGGAAAACTATGTCCTGTATGTGGTACTGAAATTACAAATGAATTTAATAACATTGATTCAGTGTTATGGATAGAAAAGTTTAGTAATGATTTACCTTTATTAAATCCATATTATTGGGGTAAGTTTAGAAAGTTATTTAAAAATAATATAGACGGAGTAAGATGGTTAACTGACACTACATATAACCCACCAGGTATACCACCCATACTATTTAACTTGGCTGGTCTTATGAATGGTAGAGGTTATAAAAAGTTTATAGATAACATACCTAGGATATTAACGCATTTAAAAAACAACAGTATCTTTAGATATAACAATAAACTTGGTAAAATTGAAGCTCTATTAAAAGAGTATAAAAAGGATAAAGATAAATTATTTAGTAGATATGTATCTTTACCTAATAAAAGATTATTTGTAATGGAGATGACAAATAAAGGGAATTATACTAGCAGTATGTTAGCCGATGTAATTGATGTGGCTTTATATAGTATTAAGTTAGCTAGTCTAGATCCAAATACTAAAAAAGTAGAAAATGGTGTAGGTAATATTTTAAGTAAATTAAGTATATTACCAGAAACATACATAAGGGAAAAACTAGCTAAGAAACCAGGTATAATCAGAAAGAACATATATGGTACTCGGAGTCACTTTACATTCAGATGTGTAATATCATCTTTACCTAGTTATAAAGATTATGATACTATTGAAGTACCGTGGAAAATATTATGTAGTGCGTTTAGACCACATGTGTTAAACAAGTTACTTAAAATGGGGTATAAATATAAAGATGCTAATGCGTTAATATACAAATCAATATCTAAGTATGACCCAGTGATAGATGCTATTGGAAAGGAACTGATAGCTGAAAATAAAGAGAAAGGAATACCTGTCTTATTTCACAGGAATCCATCCCTAAAACAAGGTAGTATACAATTAGTATACATAACAAAATTTAAATCAAATATGGATGATGAAACTATTAGTGCTAGTATGCTAATAATTAAGTCACCCAATGGCGACTTGTCTTATATACAGTAGTTTTAAAGGTGTGTTAGAGGTACCTGTGAGGAGGTACAATGAAAAAAGTAAAGATAGCTTATGACACGTTCATAAAGAAAGCTAAAGAGGTTAACGGTGATTTATGTAAGTATCCTGGCGAGGATACGTTTAACAAATATCAGAATGAACATTTTAGAGTACCAATTATATGTCCAGTGCATGGAGAGTTTTTACAAAACCCAAGAATGCATGCATATAATAAAATTTAAACCTACCTCAAAACACAACTACAAATGATGTTAAAGAATATTTAACATTTAAATAATTACTATATATAGTAGAATGGGTCCTTCATACGGTGACGTATGTCGAAGAATCTTTCTAATAAAGAGATGTATTATTAATAGCATCTCACAGGGACTCTTAAAGCTTAAAGATACTACTTAATAGTTGGAAACAATTATTAATACCGCATTCATAATGGAGATATGTGGCATAGTGACAACTCTTTAAGATAGCATGCAGTAGCATGTGTTATATGAAATATAAATACACCTAGTCTTTCTAACCAAAATGATAGTAGATATTTATAGATTATGTAACGTAGAGAATCTGTAGCGAAGTACCTTAAACAGTGAAAACTATCTAACATAGTTAGAGTGTATGCGCTCAACGACTATCCCGCCAGGGAGTAGGGCTCAAGTGAGTGGATGTCGATCCTTAAATCGAAACGGAAGAGGTCTCTTTAATATGGTATTATAGAGATCATGATATAGTCTAGCCTGTAGTGAAAGCTATAGAAGTTCATGGGAGAACTGGTATGGTGTAACGAACCATATTGACTGTTGCGTTGATGGTGATAAACAATAATTTTAAATTATTAAATGTCCGTTATAGAAGAAATTCTATAATGAAAACTTTCTAATTGACGGGGACGCCGTAAAGATGTGTGCACTAACCAGACCGCAGTAATGTGAGGATGAAGAGTCTGGGGCTTAGCTAACTACTAAGGTATAGTAAAAGACATACATATGGTATTGAGTTACCAGCATTGATGATAGTATATAGGAGTACAATATCCTGTAAAAACATAACATGGTGTAATTGGCAATCCGCAGCGAAGTATCCCTAGTGGATATGTGTTCAACGACCAAGGGTTTACCACCCTGTAGGGCTCAAGTGAGTGGGTGTAGAATCCCTTAAATCGAAATGTTAGTGTCCTAGCTTACTATAACGATATTGTAGTCGTGTAAGAAGGAATTGATATGGTCTCGACTTCTAGAGGAAACCTAGAGAAGTTCATAAGAGAACTGCATGGATTAACGACCTATGTGAAGACACGGAAATGAACTGTATATTACTTATAGATAACTGGATGGTGGATAAAGCTAAAAACTTATCACCACACCATAATATCGTAGATGTAGGATATTATAAAATAAATAAAAATTTATACTTGTCTCCTACTACAGTATTAAACATAAGTAATTACATAATGAGTGATGATGAAGAAGAAGACCCTGAGTGTCCTATCTATCAAGAACTTTTGGATTTGAAATAATTTTTGTTTATATATTATTAATATGAAGGGTGTAGATTAAAAAGAAAAATAATTTACTGAAAATTGGTATATCTATACTTGCAATTTTATTGCTATGATTTGTAGTGTGTATCATCCCATACTTGGGGCCTTGCATATAGATAACCAAACCCTCAGATCCGTTTTGTGTTTACTATAGCGTGTATGTTTATACATGCTAATGATCTCTGCTATAGCACTTCCTATGCAACGCTGGGATCATTTTCTAAACATCCTAGGCCCTCTGTGGCCTTGTTGATGTTTTTTTGTTTTGTGTGCTGTTAAAAACTTTGTAGATTACTGATATGACTGTGGATGCTGCCACAGTCATATCTGTGTCTCTATTTATTTTTATATACATATTATTAAGATAGTAAAACAAAAGATAAAAGGATCTAAAATGGATAAAATTACTGTAATAAATAAAGAGATATTAAAACAGTTAGGTGCATGTCAGGATGGCATAGATTTCTTTACTAGAAATATAGTAGAGATATCTATAGATAAATTAGACTTGGTAGATGGTGATTATGAGGGATATGTAGAGTGGTTAAGACACAGTATATCAAATTATAATTCTTGTAAAATTAAACCACCTGTAAAAGAGTTTGAACGTGTATATAATTTAGACGGTAGTTGGAAAGAAATTACTAGGGATAAATTTGGTTATATATTAAAATATAAAGACAGTACAGGTTTTTGGAAAGAATTTAATAGGGATAAATTTGGTTATGAACTATCTTATAAAGATAATACTCATGTGAAATACGAGTACACTAGAGATGAAGATGGTAACATATTAACGTATAAAAATAGTGATGGTGGTTGGTACGAATACACTAGAGATAGATTTGGTAATGAGCTATCTTATAAAGATAGTAGTGGTAATTGGAAAGAATTTACTAGGGATAAATTTGGTAATGAGCTATCTTATAAAGATAGTAGTGGTAATTGGAAAGAAATTACTAGGGATAAATTTGGTTATATATTAAAATATAGAGACAGTACAGGTTTTTCATACGAGTATACTAGAGATAAATATGGTAATGAATTATCTTATAAAAATAGTAATGGTAATTGGAGTGAGTATACTAGAGATGAAAATGGTAATGAATTACATTATAAAAATAGTAGTGGTAATTGGAGTGAGTATACTAGAGATGAAAATGGTAACATATTAACGTATAAAAATAGTGATGGTGAATATATAACATATAAATACGAGCATACTAAGGAATACTTTAAAATGTATAAAAATGATAATTTAATCTTAACAGTATTTAAATAAAAGGATTAGATGTGGAACATATTGATATAGAAATTATAAACAGACAAGATTGTTTAATTATTAGAATAAAATATGATAACATAGTAGCATTATCATTTAACTATGATTTAAATACACACGACTTAGAATTAGCTTCACATACTTATATGTATAAAGATAAAACACAACATATAATACGTTTATATACGTATGACGGAGGTGATGTAAATGTTTATAAACATATACTTAGTTATTTTATCAATGAAGTAATTAATAAACATGAACAAATAATTAATGACATAGATTATATATATGATGTGTATATAGATGAACTTTATAGTAATTTAAACAATATTTTAAACTATAAAACAAATAAATACACATTAATAAAACATGAAGTAATTAATAAAACTAACTATAAGACGACAACCACATACAAAATAAGGAAAATCAATGAATGAAATTAAACCAACTATCGTAGATGAAATAATGTTAAATGTAGCTGTAGAGATGTCTAAATTAAGCAAATGTAAAAAACAACAAGTAGGGTGCTTGTTTGTTAAGAATGGTAGAATATTATCTACTGGTGTAAATGGTACTGTGTCAGATACATGTAATGGTTGTGAGACAGTGGAGTACACATGTAGTGTTTGTGACGAAATTACATTATTAGATAATGATGTAGATGTAAGAGAATATTGTTTATGTAAATGCGGTCATATAGATAATATTGATTTTAATAAAAATACTAAATATGTGACTAAAGATAATGTATTACATGCTGAAGAGAATGCTATTTTAAATGCTGCTAAAGAAGGAATCTCTTTAAAAGGATGTACCGTATACATTACATTATCACCGTGTATTAAATGCGCCAGAATGATAGCTGAGCTAGGCACTACTTGCGTGGTGTATAAAAATAAATATAGAAATACCGCTGGTTTAGAACTTTTAAAAAGTAAAGGTATTCAAATAGTGAAAGGAAATAATAATGAAAAATAAAACAAGTAAATATGTATTACCAGATGATGTAACGCCATCTGAATATACAATATCTATACCTAATAAAAAACCAAAAATACTCATAACCGATGATTTAGAAGAAGAACTTTCTGAATATTACATTCTATTTGCTGGAATAAAATATTATCCTAATAAAGACAAAACACCCAGTGCTTTTTTTAGATTTATGACTAAACATTTACTAGGTTTGAAATGGGGTAAAGATAGTAAAGAAGAAGATATAGATACACCAAAATAGGTGTATCTATATTATTTATTTTTTTAATGCTTTTATGTATATATAAAGAATAAACATAATAGTAGTAGTGGATAGTATCCATTTAGTTTTTCTACCTGTAGTAATCATAGCTAAATAATAAATATACTTTTTAGCTTCTTTCATATCTTTATTTTTTACTTTACTACTAGACCAATAATTTTTAAGTAATAAGATACTCTTAGGTAAATTATTTACATCTGTAATATTTAAGTTTAATCTATTTAAATAATCAAAGCTTAATATTAAAATATCTTTTAATAATTCGTTATAAGGATCTTTATCATTTTTATATTTTTTAATAGTCACTTTTAATTTATTATGTAATTGATCTTCACATACATTGTTAATCATGCTAGTTAATATATCCTTATTTGTATTTGGAAACATTTTATCGATTACAATAATTATATCAGTGTCTATAAAATCATTTTTATTGTATTTTATATTTTGTATTTTATTTATATAATTAAAGGCATCATTATTTACTTCTTTTACTTGTTTCTCATTAGCTTCACCACCTATAAAAGTAGAGTCTTGTTGTTTGATAATTTCTTTTTCTTCTTTAACTTCTACTAATACACCATATATAGCTATTAGTAAAGATCTATTTTTTGTTTGTATATCTGATATAATTCTAGTAGAATCTTCAGTAGTAAATCTTCTTAACCTTTTATTATTAGGATTGTGTTTATCTAGTATAGTTTCTACTCTATAATTAAATACTTCTCCCCAACTATGTTTCTTTTTAATAATAAATTTATGAGATAAGTGTTCATATACAGTAGTTGCTATATTATTATCAACTTTATAATTAAAATATCTAAAATACAAACTACTAAACATTCTATACTGCATAATTAACATTGTCTCTTTAACTATTTTTTCTTTAAAATCTTTAGAAGTAACATTACTATTATAAGCATCTGCAGCTGAATATGTGAGTATGTTATAAATTACATTACTGGTTACTTTAAAAGATTTATTTATATCTTTTACCTTATAAAACTCTTTTTGTATATCTTTAAAACCTGGTAAATTATAAACATCGTTAGCTAATTTATCATCGTCATTCTCGCTAAATCTAATAGTATGTGCTCCTACTAAATTACTACCTAAAAATTCTATATATTCATCACTTTTATTTATCCACGATAATCTAAAATTTCTAATTCTATTTAAAAAACCACTATCTATATTTATGTTTAATTCACTTTTAAAAAAACTTTTAACATCTTTATATTTTTTATCCATTGTACGCCCTTTTGTATTACGTAATCATTTAAATATTTAATTACCGGACATTAGTTAAAAATATTTATTATATAATTTCTAAACATTTTCATTTATATATTATTAATATAGTAAAACAAAATATAAAAGGATCTTAAATGAAAAAGATTACGGTAGTAAATAAAGAGGTGTTAAAAAAACTGAAAGCATGTGAAGACGGTATACGTTTTTTTGTACGTAATATAGGAGAATTACCTGTAGATAAATTAGACTTGGTAGAAGGTGATTATAAACATTATGTGGAATGGTTAAAAAATGCTGTTACTGAATATAATAACAAACCGCATAAACCACCTGTAAAAGAGTTTGAACGTGTATATAATTTAGATGGTAGTTGGTTTGAATTTACTAGGGATAAATTTGGTTATACTTTAACATATAAAAATAGTGATGGCTACTGGAGTGATTATACTAGAGATAAAAATGGTAAAATATTGTCATTTAAAAATAGTAACGGTGTTTCATACGAGTACACTAGAGATGAAAATGGTAATGAATTACATTATAAAAATAGTAGTGGTAATTGGAGTGAGTATACTAGAGATGAAAATGGTGCTGTGTTAACGTATAAAAATAGTGATGATTTTTCATACGAGTACACTAGAGATAAATATGGTAATGAATTAACACGTAAAGACAATGAAGGTTATTGGTGCGAATACACTAGAGATAAATTTGGTAATGAATTAACATTTAAAAATAGTAATGGTGATTGGAGTGAATATAAATATGAACACACTAAGGAATATTTTAAGATGTACGAAAACGATAAACTGATATTAACTGTAATTAAATAAAAAAGGAAATAAAATGTTAGATGTAAATGAAAAAGAAATTTTTGAAAGAAGAGTTCTTAAATTAAAAACAAAAATAGAAGTAGATAATATACCTTACGGTATACTAGGTGATCCTGAAGTACATATAGATATCGTAAAAGATGGACTTTTAGATCTTGAAGATAAAGTAAAAAATGGAAAATATAAAGTAAACCAAATATTTACGGCATTACGTGTTATAGAAGATTATTATAATTTTGTATATAAATCACAATTGTTATAACTACAATTATAGGTAATAGCAACATGCTATTACCTGTATATCTACTTTTTTTTATTCATATATTATTTATATAGTATTACAAAACAATAAAGGACATACATGCAAGGAATGATAATAAACAGTGGTAACACTGATCCAGGGTCTTTATATAGACAAATGACAAATCCAATTATGGATAATAATTTCACTAACTATATTAAACAAAACGCTGCTAGTGTGATAAACACAATCTCTAATAGAGGTAATGCATTCGTAAATAATGTTAAACATATGTTTAATGTAGTAAATGATAACAGCGCTGTAGCTAGAGCTAAAGATTTATTGACTCTAAATGCTAATGTAATTATAGATGACAAAATTACTAATGTAACTAACTCAAATATATTTAACACTGGTATGTTAAATAGAAGATATATAATGGCTAATCCTATTATATTTGATATGTACAATAATAATAGATGTAATGGTTATGACGATATGTGGTCGAATACAGATGTTGTCAGTAATCCTTATGATAGATCTGATTATCTTAGAGCTATGGACGGAGTGTATCAGTTTGAAGATGATGGTGTAAGAATTAGTAGAATCTATGAAGAAGAAGAAGAGAAATTGACAGTAACTGAGAAATTTGTTATTGGTGATATGTGGGATATAGCTATGGGGTTGATAGAAGAAGGAATCGATCCTACTGATGAACATAAAAGTAAATTATAAAAGGATTGTGTATGATTTTTATAACGGATTTAAATAAACCGTATATAACAACCATTAGGAATGAATTAGTAATATTACCAAATCAATATGTAATAGATAATTTAAAAATAAATATAAAAAATTGTTTATTAGTAACATTCTCTAATTTAACAGAAATACATAATTCTTATGGTATAATATCTGACAATATTATACCCCCATTTAAAGCATCTATTAAAATTAATAATGTTTTAATGTACGGTTATATTAATTTTAAAGATACCGAATACTTAAAAAAATATAACAAAGGTTTAGTTAAACTAAGTGACGAATTTAAAAAGAAAGGTAGAAATAAATGGATGAGAAAATACTGTTGTTTAGATTATGTAAAAAACAGCGAGAGTTATATTTAAAGATTAAACCTGTCTTTAAAATAATTAATCGTAAAAGTTATGATTATGTTAAATTTATTTCAGACATTGATATAAATAACGATGACATGCATTATTTAATTTACAACATATCTATAATAACCCACGTAGACCCGTATGATATAAAAAGACCGTATGTTATGTTGCCTATTAATTTTAAACATAGCGTAGAAAAAGATATGTTACATATTAACATAAATAAATTATTGCATATGTTAATTAAAGCAAAAATATTAATATACAATAAATAAAATTATTACATGTACAGAAATTTCTGTACATGTGAATCCATTTTTTTTCATTTATATATTATTAATATAGAAAATTAATTTTTATATTGGAGAAAAAAATGTTAAGTTTGGATAATAAAGCTGCTATAATTGCAGTGGTAAACAAATTAATAAATTTTAAATTCATGATAGTTGAATTTAAAATATTAAATAAAGTATTGCATATAGATGCAATACTAAGAAATAAATTGATATCTTTAGATATCGATCTAGAAACATTGACAAAGAAATATACCCTATTAAATATATTGGAGTATATTTCTGATAATGAATACTTTATTTCAAAAAAAGAAATAGAGTATGATGAGTTGTTAAACGTGTTTTATGTAATGATGCCCTTGTTAATAAATATAATTAATACTAATGATATTATTAAGGGAATTAATAAAACATACGATAGGATGAGATATGCTTAAACTATTAATTACATTACTAATGGCAAGCAATGTTTTTGCTGGTGTTGTATCGGTAAAAACATATTTAAAAATTCTCGATAGAATGTCTTATCGTCAAGAATTAGTTTTAAAAGAGATAGATGAAACATGTAAACCGTACGATTTATCTCTCACATGTGTAGCTATATCTTTAAAGGAGTCTCAACTGGGTAGGTGGGCATTAAACCCCACCACTGGTGATTATGGTGTCATGCATATAAACTTAAAAACATTTATGCGTGACAACAAATTAAACGAATCGTATTATAATAAATTATATTACGCTTCTTTATTAACACGTGATGATAATTTTAATATTAATGCTGGTATTAAAAATTTATTACATTGGAAAAAAAAACACCATTGTAATTGGGAAAAAATGGTAGGTAGTTACAATGCTGGTAATGTGCCTAATAAAGAATATGCTAAAGATGTATTAAATGCATTAAGAGCATACAAGCGATGGAAGAAAGAACATGTAGATAGATAGGAAAATCCTATCTATCTATTTTTAAATTTTTCTATTTTTTTCATTATTTTAATATCTTTTAACATAGCATCTATATTAAAATTCTTTACTAATTTATGGCTTAATTTACTTTCTAGTAATTTTATTTTATTTAATATTTTAATACCAATTATAGCATTAGATTCTTTTTTAATAAGTTCTATATAAAAAGATATTTGGTCTTTTATTTTATCTTGTTCTTTTATTACTTCCAACTCTTCGTCAGTAGCGTTTATCATTAATTCATTATTGATTACATCTTTTAAAATATTATCATATCTAAAACCATATTCTTGTTTATTTTCACCATAGATTAAAAACCAATACGATAATAACCAACCAATGACCATATCATCATGTTCTCCATCCATATGATCTATTCTACCATTTTTAATAATTAAACCTCTAAGCTGTCTAACTAATGTATGGTTTCTAGTTAAGTTACTAGTATATTTAATAGATGAATTAAATACATTTCCATATAAACCGCTTCTACTTGTTCTACCGCTACCACTAGTACTAAATCCAAAATATTTTTTAAGTTTTATTACAGTATCCATAGATACATAATTTTTACTAAATGCTTCTGGATATTTATTTTTAAAAGATGGCGCATCGTTGTAGACCCAGTTAAATATTTTTCTAAACGGATTAATATTTTTAGCTACTAGTACTTTTAATAAATAATCTATAATAGTGCTACCAGAACTCTTTCTCTCTATTAATAATAACAATGTCTCGTTAGCTTCTATTAAGTCTATTAAATAATCTGAAAATACAATTAGATTTGTTTCATTATAGTTACCAGCAGCTACTACTTCACCAGTCACACTATATCTAATAACTAAACCTATGCCATCAGAACCAATAGCGTCTGATGTATCTATACCAGCAATAAAGAAACCTTCTCTTTCCATTTCTTTTTTTCTAGCTTGAGATATGTACCAATTTAATACATACCCGTGTTCGGATATTTCTACTCTAGGTTCGTTAACTAAACTATTAATAATTACTTCTAACATATCTTTATCGATAGGGCTATTATCACCACCACCTACCCATTTATTAAAGAAGTTAGAATCAACATCTTCACCAGCTGAAGTAGCTACGGCAATACGTTCTGCTAACCATTCATCGGTATACCCGAGTTGTCTGTGATTGTACTCTAGTAACATTACTTCAAAACCATCATTACTAGATGCATTCTTTTTAAGTATTTTTCTGATAGCTTCCTCACTACCACTATCTAACATTTTCTCATTCCAACGTAATGCTGAATTATAAATCTTATAGGCAAATTTACCATCTGGATTATTTAGTTTACCAGGAGTAGTACTAAATATAGTACCGTAAGGTAAATTAAATTCGGCTGCGACCTCTCTAGCGGCAGTTGTCGCGGTTAACATCTCTGGTAAAGTAATTTCAATATTAGACACATAACCAAATTCATCTACTTGTACAATAGGAGTAGTCATACCACGACCTACATTATCTGCAGCCTTTTTATCACTACGACCTACATATATATTTAACATATTATTTAATTCTTTTACAGTAACCCGTTCACTATTTTTAATATCATTAGCTTTCATCATACGCAAATACGGAGGTAGTAACTCAATTATATCTCTAATTTGTACAGATGTTTTATTTCTAAGTTTATCATCCTTAGTGAGTATTGACATATCTGTGTTTACAGCAGCTACATTTATTAAATATGCAAATAGTTCATTTACATTTAAAGATTTACCTGTCTGTCTAATTTGTATTAAGTAAGTAGTAATGTGGTTAAAAAATAACCAAAATAATGAAATGTTACCTCTATTAGCTTTTAGTCTAATATGTGCATTACCAGCAGGTGGTGGTACTCTAGCTACCTCTCTAATAAAATACCAAAAATTAACTTTACATTCTTTAGTAATTAATAGTTTTTCTTTTTGCGTTAAATTTGGATCATATGGATTTAAATCTTTTATTCTTGGATCATGTATAGCTAACATAAATGCATGGTTTTTAACACCCATGTATTTAAGTAAAGCTGATAGTTTTATAAAAGATGTATTTTTTGTTTCGTAGTGTATTCTAGCTGTTGGATATTTTTTCCAATCTGATAGATGTAAAATCATTTCTATTCCTTTTAAAATATGTCAATTTTCATTACATATATCTAATATCTCTAAATAAATATAGAGAGGTAGCTTAGTTTGATTAACAAATACGTATAATAAAGGAAAGACATGAATGAAAGTATTACGTATAGTCTGGTAGAAAATTTAAAAAACCAGAATATAATATTAAGAGATGCCAAAGATGAAATGATGTCATATGTGGGTGAATACACTGACAATAAATTATCTAAAAAAATAATGGCTAGCAGACATAATGATATGGAAGATATAGATCTATATTATAATACTAAACTAGATGATATTTTAAATTTAGATTTTCTAGGTAAAATGAAAGATGTAAAAGTATCTTCAGAATGTATTTTAAAACATATGGAAAATGACGATAAAATATTGTTATTGGTAGACTTTGATGTAGACGGTGTGACTAGTGGTGCGTTAGGCAAGTTAATGTTTAATAACGTATTAGAATATGATAATGTAGAAGTAATTGTAAATAAGAAAACTAATGGATATGGCATAAATGATAAATTAGTAGATGAAGCTATTGAATTACATAAAAGTTTTGATTTTAAATTAATAATAACAGCAGATCACGGATCTAATAATAGAGATGGTATTAATCGTTTAATTAATTCTTTAAACATTGATGTAATAGTGACAGACCACCATTTAATAGAACCTAGCAAAAGCCCTCAAAATGTAGTAGGTTTTGTAAATCCACAAAGAGATGATTGTGATATGAGTAATAAAATATCTGGAGCTACTGTATTATATTTTTTATTAACATATGCATTCTTATATAAAAATAGAAACAAAGTAATACCTAATGATACGCTAAATACATTATACTATTATTTAACTTATGTGGGTATGACTATTATATCTGATATGATGGACATGAGAAATTATATTAATAGAAAAATAGTAATAAAAGCTTTAGCTATTTTAAATAGTAAACGAATAAAACATAATCCTTTTTGGACTACTGTCATGCATCATATAGGTAATAGTTATTTTGTGGATGAAACTACATTAAGTTTTAATTTAAACCCTAAACTAAATACTCCTGGTAGAATTAAAAATCCTAGATTAAGTTATGAGACAATGGTAGCTAATACTGAAGGTGAGTGTGAGATGTTCTTTCAAGAATTAGATGCTCTTAATGACAAGCGTAAAGATATGCAAGTAAAAGCTGTTAAGGCTAAAGCAGAACTAGAATATAAAAATGAATTACTTTATATAGGACTATCTAAAGAAGCTAATAATATACAGGGTATTTTAGCTAACAAAAAAATGTTTGATGATAAATTTAGAGCAGCTATTATTTTCGCTCCTACTAAAGATAAAAACATAATAGCTGGTAGTGGAAGACTAAATGATGAGCATGCTAATTTAAAAGAGATGATAGATATAATTAGTAAAGATGTAAATTATATAATTAATCATGGTGGACACGCCGGTGCTATTGGTATACAGATTAGACAAGATGAAAATAATCTAGAAGATTTGTTTAATAGATTATCTAAAGAAATGGATAAAACAGATATAGTGAAAGATGAAATTTATTTTGTAGATGAAATTATATATAGTAATAAAAAATTAATTACTTCTCTATATGATGTAAAGGAATGTGGTCCATATGGTCACAATTATCCTAAACCTACCTTTGTATCTGATTTTGTAATAAAGAGTTTTAGAGTCTTTAAAAAACCTAATGGCACATATTTATCTATGGATGTTAAATTAAGTGTAAATAGTAATTTTAGTGTAAATGCTTTTTATACTTTAAAAGCATTTGAACAAGATGAAATATTAAATAACCTCTATGAAGGTAAAAATATAAGATTAATTTATACTATAGGCATAAACACATTTAAAGATATAAATAAGACGTCCTTAAATGTAATAAAGGTAATTATACTGTAGGTGGCAAAAGCCACCTACAGTATGTACTGTTTATCTTAAAATGATTAAAGAAAAACTAAGGATTATAATATGTTAAATTTTGAAAATGTTTTAAGTGTAAAAGAATTATCGCCATATGAAAAGATAATGGCAGGTAATGAAAACTTATTAAAAGTACAACTCAATGATAAAATTGTAGATGACTTAAGATCATATGTAAAATCATTAAGAGAAATTAAAAATCCTGAAAGTAAAGATAATATAAAAATTTTAAAAAGAATAAGCAGTAGTTTACATAAAAGATTTGGTGTTCCTGTTAAAATAACTAAAACATATGGCGGTTATTATTCTTTACCTGTAGCATATACAAATAATGTAATAGAATACTACATGACAACAAATGAGAAAAACACTTATAAACCTAATGATAAGTTAGATGCTTTAATAATTGACACTGAAAATGTGTATGTGGAAAATTATAATCTTAAAAAGAAAGCTACTATAAATATAGACTTTGATATATTGTTAGATGAAAAATATACTGTAGATGAAAATGTAGCTATAATACTACATGAGATGGGTCATATATTTACATTTTTATCAAATACCAGTAGAATGGTATACAACACGACATTGTTAATAGATGCATTTTCATATGCGACTAGTGGTGAAAATAATAAATATAAAAAAATTGTTACCAATGAATTTGGTGTAAAAGATCCAGATAATAAAAAAGAAGTAATAGTTAAAGGTACTAAAAAATTTACAGATGATGTAGTTAGACTAGGTAGTGTATTTCAAACATCTACAGATGCTGAAAACTTAGCTGATTCTTTTGTAGTTACTTTTGGGTTAGGCGACAGTCTTGCTTCTGGATTAAATAAGTTAATTAAAGATATTGATGGTACTACCAAACAATTAGAAGTGTTATTTGTTTTTAATTTTATAGCAGTTATTATAGTTGTGTTGCAAAATTTAATACGAGGATATATATTAATATTAACGCCTATGTTTTTTGTACATGTAATTATTTATTTAATAATTATCTTAATTCGCATAAGTTTAATAAATATACTATTTGATTCACTC